ACACACTAATGGCACATGACCACCTCGTAAAAGAAGCAATAATCATAGGCATCAAAGATAAGATTAGAGAATGTTCCCAAGCACTTCAACGCAATGAGAGTATGAGAATACAACTAATCAAAGAACATAAAGTTCTACTAAACAGAATGAGTAAACTAGAAGAGTTCAGAAAGGAAATATGAGTGCTAAGACAATAATAATAGATGGCGATATGATTGTGTATCGAGCAGCTTTTTCATCAGAGGTGGAAACTAAATGGGATGACAATGTGTGGACACTCCATTCATCGGAAGCGGAAGCTAGGGCTAAGGTAGATGAACTTATTAGTGGCATCCTTAAAAAGCTAAAGGCTAAAGACTATGTTGTATGTCTTACAGGTAAGAATAACTTTCGTAATAAATTATTCCCTGACTACAAAGCCAACAGGTCAGACAAGCGTAAGCCTCTAGGTATCAAAGACTTAAATGATTATATGTATGACCACCACAATGGATTAATTGTAGATGGTATAGAAGCAGATGACCTCATTGGTATCTTCTGTACTGAACATCCTAAGGACACCATTGCAGTAAGCGGTGACAAGGACTTCGGAACTCTACCAATTACTTGGTACAATCACCTCACCAATAAACTCACAAAGACTGGCGTTCGTAAAGCTAAACGCTTTCACCTTATACAAACTCTTACTGGTGACGCAGTAGATGGATACAGAGGTCTCAAGGGTGTGGGTGCTAAGACTGCTGAGAAGATACTAGACAAAGGCGGAGCTACTTGGAAGACAGTAGTTAATGAATACAAGAAGCACGACCTGACTGCTGATGATGCCCTACTGACTGCACGTCTAGCATACATATTACAAAACAAAGATTACAACAAAGAAACACAGGAGATAAAACTATGGAAGCCGTAACCTGCCCAAAAGCAACAACCTTACCTGATAGCGGTAAACGCTCAGAGTTTGATACCGGTGCAGTTAGAGATGCAATGGAGGGTAAAGGTATGCCTTCGTTGTTACCTATAGCTGCACTTCGTGCTGCCTCTAAACGCTTTGAAGATGGAGCAACTAAGTATGGCAGAGATAACTGGATGAAAGGTATTCCACTTAGTAGATATATAGATAGTCTCTATCGTCACCTGTGGCAGTTTATCGAGGATGATGACAAGGAAGACCATGCAGGTGCTATCATTTGGAACGCTATGTGTCTTGTTCAAACAGACGAATGGATTAAGAATGGCAAGTTACCTAAGTCCTTGGACGATATAAGGAAGAGGGAATGTGAAGAATCCCAACAAATTAAGGAATAATTATGGATGCTCCACTTCCCTATATAAGCCCTGAGTTACTCAAAGCATTGACTGAAACATTTCCCCCAAAGGATTTCGGTACAGACAAATCGCTTCGTGACATAGACTTTTATCATGGGCAACGCTCGGTGATTAATTTCCTTGAACATCAATTCAATATCCAAAACGAAAATATATTAACGAAAGATTAATTATGTGTTCATCTCCTGACATCCCACCACCAGTACCACCACCTGCACCACCCCCACCTCCTACCAATATGGCTAAGTCTGTTCGTAATAAGCCGGCTCAAAGACGTAGAAGCGGAGGAGGAAGAACAGGTATATCTGCTTTAACAATAAGACGACCTTCAGTAAATGTTGGCACAAGCGGTATTGGTGCTAACGTCTCCTATTAATGGCTGACAAAACCCTAACAGTAAATGGACAACCATTCACGTTCAATCGTGATAGGTTTGCAGGTGTAAGAACTATGACAGTCAATGGGGAAACTCGTACTGTAGACCGCACAGCTTCAGTCATAGACTCAGACAGAGCAGGAGAGTCTCGCCCATTACTTAGTAAAGTAGTTGGTGGAGCAGCAGCAGCTTACTCACTTCGTGACCTCAATGATAAACAAGGTAACAATAAGGTAGTTCGTGTACGCAGGTCTAGTGATAATGCGGAGCGTGACTTCCTAGCTAAGGAGTTATCTAACGCTGAATTAATAACTTGGGTTGGTTCTGGTAATGATGGTCGCGTTCAAACTTGGTATGACCAATCAGGTAATGATAATCACGCTACTCAGACTACTACCTCTTTTCAAGCTTTGATTGTCAGTTCTGGTTCTTTAGTATCTAATGGTCTAGACTTTCAAAGTGATACTTATGATATTCCTACTGGTGTTATATCTAATATTAATTCTGTATCAGCATTTGTTGTGGCTAAAAGTGATACAACAAGTGGAAGTAGAACAGGTTTAGCTTTATCTAGGAATAACCCTGACTTTAGATTCTATAATCCAATTATAGTTAGTAGTAATTTTAATTTTGGCTACCAAGATAGTGCAGCAAAAATATCACTTGGTTCAGCGGATACTAATAAACATTTATTTACAGCAATAGCTGGCTCTTCAAACGCTGAAGCATTTTTAGATGGTACTTCAAAAGGTACAGTTTCGTCCGCGGATGGTATAAATGCATTAAGTAGCGGAGGAATTGGTTCAATTAATGATGGTGTTGTTTGGGATGGAAAAATTCAAGAAATTATAATTTATAACTCCGACCAAACAGCTAACCGCCCAGCAATCGAAGCTAACATAGCTAATCAATACGGCATAACCCTTTCATAATATGTACTTACTATTTCCAACTGAAGAAGACGCATGGAGTCGCTCCGAGCAAGAAGGCATCAGCCTTGGTCTATCCTTTCATACTGAAGGCAAAGGGTCACGCTATGTGACAGCCCCAGAGCAAACAGTAGATGGTCTATGGGCATTAGATGTTGAAAGCTTTGACCTTGATGAAAGCGAACAAGCGACAACAACAGTGGACGTAATCTTTCCAGAACCACAAGAAGAAGAATAATTTATGAGCAAGCAAACAGCACAAAGCCTATATACCTCCCTAGAGGGGAAGCGTTATCAATACCTTGATAGAGCAAGGCAAGCAGCAAAGATAACTCTACCATACGTTATGCCTGACGAAGGCTTTGGTTCTCATAGCAGACTTGAAACTCCCTTTCAGGGCGTTGGGGCAAGAGGAACTAATAACCTAGCATCCAAACTATTACTCGCACTCCTTCCCCCTAACGCCCCCTTTTTCAGGCTCAATATAGATAAGTATGCTTTGGCAGCCGAAGGTGCTGATGCAGGTATGCTTTCAGAAATAGAAGCAGGTCTTCAACAAGTAGAAGATTCAGTCATGGAAGAGATTAGTCGTGAGACCTACCGAGTAGCTATTCACGAAGCCCTGAAGCACCTCATCGTAGCCGGCAACGCTTTAATATATATGCCTGATGATGGAGGAATGAGAGTATTCCACCTTGACCGCTACTGTGTTGAGCGTGATGCTATGGGTAATATACTTTATATATGCACAAAGGAAAGCCTTTCATATATGTCCTTGAGTGATGAGCTTAAAGAGCTTGTTGGTGTACAAGGAGAAAGTGCTGATGAAACAATAAACCTTTACACAGCAGTGTGTCGCAAGAGTGACCACTGGCACGTTTACCAAGACATCAATGGTGTACGCATACCTTCTTCTGAAGGTGAATACAAACTAGACAAGAACCCTTTCATCCCTCTTCGGTTCACTCGCATAGATGGCGAGGACTATGGTAGAGGATACGTTGAGGAGTACCTTGGAGACCTACAGTCTCTTGAGTCCCTCACCCAAGCTATCGTCGAAGGTAGTGCAGCAGCAGCTAAGGTATTGTTCCTTGTTAATCCTAATGGAACTACAAGAGCTAAGACACTTGCAGAGTCACCCAATGGTGCTATCTCTCAAGGCAACGCAGCAGATGTATCAGTCCTTCAGCTAAATAAATTTAATGACTTTCGTGTTGCCCAAGAAACTATCAATCAAATTAAGGATAGACTTGGACACGCCTTCTTACTTACATCAGGAGTTGTTCGCCAAGCTGAACGTGTAACTGCTGAAGAAATAAGAATGTTAAGTATAGAACTAGAGTCTGCCCTTGGTGGTCTTTACTCATTACTTAGTACAGAACTTCAGATGCCAATGGTCAATAGACTGTTGGTAGTGATGAAGAAAAAGAAATCATTACCAGAGCTACCTAAGAATGTAGTCAACCCAGTTATTATTACTGGTGTCGAAGCACTAGGGCGTGGCAATGATTTACAGAAACTTGACTTGTTCCTTGCCGGAGCAGCTCAAGTTGTTGGTGCAGAAGCAGTCGCTCAGTTTGTTAATGTGAGTGAATACTTTAAACGCAGAGCAACCTCACTAGGTATCAAGACTCAAGAGTTAATCAAGAGTCCTGAAGAGATGCAACAGGAGGCACAGCAAGCCCAACAAGCAGCGATGATGCAAGCTGCTATACCTAATGGCGTAAATGCTATTAGTTCCCAAATATCAAACGCTCAAGAAGGAGCGAATATGAATCAACAAATAAGCGAGTAATATGGAAAGAGTTGTTATACAGGAACACAGTGAGGAAGAAAATATCTCACTTGAAAAGCAAGCCGAAATGCAAGAAGAGGCTGCTAAAGCTAGAGGTCAAAGTATTAAATCTGAAACTGAACAAGTGGAAGAGACCGAGACCCCTATTGAAAATGAGCGTCCAGCGTGGTTACCAGAGAAGTTTGAGTCTGCCGAAGATATGGCAAAGGCTTATTCTGCTTTAGAAAAGAAGCAGTCAGACCCTCAAGAAAAGAAAGAAGAAAAGGCTTCCAAGGAAGAACCTGCTTCTCCATCTAACGAGGTTATCACCAACGCTTCTGAAGAATTTACAAACAATGGGGAACTATCCGATAAGACCTATGAGGGTCTTGCTAAGGCTGGTCTCCCCAAAGAAATGGTCGATGCATATATAGCAGGACAGCAATCATTAGTTGATGCCCAGACTTCATCCATCCACGAAACTGTTGGTGGCTTATCGGAGTATGAGGCTATGGCTAAATGGGCAGGTGAGAACCTAGCCGATGATGAGCTAGATGCTTATAATACTATTGTAGAGAGTGGCACTACTAGCCAAGCAACTGTTGCAGTTAAAGGCTTGTACGCTCAATACAAATCTCTAGGAGGTGGTGAGCCATCGCTAGAGAAAGGCGGTACTTCTGCTAGTGACGCTGGTGTCAAACCTTTTGGTTCTGCCGCTGAAGTCACAAGAGCAATGAGAGACGCTAAGTATGCTGAAGACGCAGGATATAGAAAGTTAGTTGAACAACGACTAGCAGTTACAACAGCAATATAAATATGACAACAGAACTTATAGCTATGATAGGCGGTAGTGCGTCTGGGTTTATCTTTAAACTCATTGGTACACTTGCTGCAAATCAACAAGCAAACCTACAAGCAGTTCTTCTTAAACAGAAGGCTTCTGATGAAAGTCACAACCAAGCAGCAAAGCGTGGTGGTGAATGGGTAAGACGGCTTATCGTAGTTACTGTTCTGTTTGGAGTTGTAGTAGCTCCATTTATTTTAGCTCACAGTCCTGAAGGGATTACTGTTGGTAAAGACAGCAAGTATCTCTTTGGACTGTTTAGTAGTACATCATATGAAACCCTATCAGGGTACGTCATCCTACCGGAGATAAGACAAACAGTGCTAGCCATTGTTGGTTTCTACTTCGGTTCATCGACAATTAAATAACATGAATGAAATCCTTATACATACTAGCGTTAGCTGTGTTCCTAGCCCACCCATTAAAAGCAAATGAAATTCTGTATCTCTCCGACTTCGTGTCAAAAATCCCTCTGTGGGAAGTGTATCCGAATAGTAGCCCACAGGTTACTGGGGATAATGGTAAAGCCTTTGGCTATTATCAAATTACGTCTATCATGGTTAAAGACTACAACCGCATCAGTGGTGAAAGCCTCACGCATGAAGATTGTTTCGACCCAACAATTTCTAAAGAGATTGCTTATACAGTATTACGACACTATTCAAAGCACATTCAAAGGCAAGGAATAGAGGTAACTGTTAAGCATTGGTTGTTTATATGGAATGGTGGTGGTGGTGCTTGGAGACGAGTAGAAACCCCACGCCAAGATTATAAGCAACAACATCTGGAAGCATACGCTAAAAGAGCTATGACCTTCCTATAACTTTCGTTTAAGATTAGTAAGCACAATGCCCTCTGAGGAGGATAACATTTGGTAAGCAGATAATCGAAGGCAAAAAACAATAAACTAAAATTATAACCCTATTAAAGAAAGACAAAAATTATGGCAAATGGTAATACATCCCCAAGTCGCAGTGGTCTTATTTCTGGCGGTTCTGATAATGACGCATTGTTTCTCAAAGTCTTCTCAGGAGAAATCTTGACTGCTTTTGAACAAAACAATGTCATGAAAGACCTACACATGATGAGGACAATCTCATCTGGTAAGTCTGCTCAGTTCCCTGTCAGTGGAATAGCAACTGCAAAGTATCACACACCCGGAGTCAACATCGCTGACTCAGGTAACTCAATGTTAAGCAGCATTGGAATGAACGAGCGTGTCATCACTATCGATGATGTTCTTGTATCATCCACATTCATTGCTAACATTGATGAACTAAAGAGCCACTACGACGTGCGTTCTATCTACGCAAGCGAGCTTGGAAAAGCTCTAGCAAAACGCTTCGACATCGCAACAATGAAGACACTCTTCGCTGCTGCATCTGCCGGTGCTTCTGCTCCTCAAGCTGGCGGTAACTCAATCTCAGGTGCAACTACTAACACCACTTCTGGTATCATCGACGCATTATATGCGGCTGCTACTAAGCTTGACGAAGTAGACGCTCCAAGTGAAGGACGTTACGCTATCGTTACTCCTGCTCAATACTACAAGCTATTGACTGCTGATAATGTTGCTATCAACAAAGACACCTCTGGTGGTTCTGCTGATGCTGCTCGCGGTACAGTAGTTGAAGTTGCAGGTATTCAACTCCAAAAGAGTAACAACTTCCTCGAAGTTATTGCTGAAGGTAACATCTCTGTTGACCAGTCCAGTGCTGACAATGATGATGGTTCTGCAAACAATGACATCTTCGGTGGAAGTGGAGTAGGTTACAATGGTGACTTCTCCGCACTTAACAACAGTGGTGAACATGGTATCCTTGTTGGTACTAAAGAAGCTATCGGTACTGTTAAGTTGCTTGACCTCGCTACAGAGTCCGAGTACCAAATCGAGCGTCAAGGTACACTATTCGTTGCTAAGTATGCAATGGGTCATGGTGTCCTTCGCCCTGAGTGTTCAGTGAAGATTCTTCCTGCATAAACCCTCTTAAGTCAAAGCCCTCCTTGGTTAATCCCTTGGGGGGCTTTTTTATTATATGAAACGAAAAGGTGTATCATTACGAAAAGAACATAAGTCTGATAAAGGTGGACTGACCAAGAAAGGTCGTGACTACTACAATAAAAAGACAGGTTCAAATCTTAAAGCCCCACAACCAAAAGGCGGAGCTAGAAAGCGTAGCTTTTGTGCTAGAATGTCTGGTGTTAAAGGAGCTATGAAAGATTCTAAAGGTAGACCTACTCGTAAAGCTTTAGCTCTTAGAAGGTGGAAATGTTAATTATGTACAGACCTAAATTAAAAATTAAAAAGAAGAAGACTAAAAAGTCTAAACCAAGTTACTAATGGCTTCTTTAACTAAACGACAAAAACTTACGCTTGTTAAGCATAAGAAGCACCATTCTAAGAAGCACATGAATTTTATGAAGGATAAGATGCAACAAGGCAACTCCTTCACCCAAGCACATAACCTTGCGATAAAGAAAGTCGGAAAATAATATGGATAAGATATGTCCTAAAGGTAGACCTACTCTTAAAGCTTTAGCCCTTAAACAATGGAAATGTTAAATTATGTCCCTCTACGAAAATATAAATAAACGCAAGAAACTAGGCATCAGCCGCAGTAAAAAGAAATCTACTATATCCAAGAAGTCATACGACAATATGAAGAAAGGGTTTCCTAAGAAGAAAGATAAATAAATATGGCAACATTAACAACCGAACTTGAAGCAGTAAACTCTATGCTAGGTCATATTGGGGAAGCCCCAGTGAACAGTATAAGCACCACTAACTTACCTGTTTCAGCTTCTACAGCTAAGTCTGTCCTCAATGAAATAAGCAAAGAGGTACAGACCGAAGGATGGCACTTTAATACAGAAGAGAATGTAAAGTATTCCCCTGCAGATGGTTCTATAACTCTTACTACTGACATCATTCAGTTTGACCCAGTAGATACATCTTTAGATATTGTTCAGCGTGGAGCAACTTTGTTTGACCGCAAGAATAATACAACGACTTTCACAAGCGACCTGACAGTAAACCAAACTCGTTTACTTCCTTGGGACAGCTTACCAGAAGTAGCTCGTAGATACATCACTCTCAAAGCATCAAGAATATTCCAAGGGCGTATAATAGGCTCTAAGGAACTAGAAGCTTTGATTGCTCGTGATGAATACGTTGCTCGTTCTAACCTACAAGAAGCCGATGGACGTACTTCTGATAGGACTATCTTTGACAACTATGACGCAGCAGTTAGAGTTGGCATCAATCGTAACTACGATTTATCTTAATGGCATTACTTAATACTTCCCTCCCCAATCTTATTGGTGGTGTATCTCAGCAACCTGACTCAATTCGTTTTGAAGGTCAGTGTGAAGAGCAAACTAACGCTATCAGTTCTGTTGTAGATGGATTAAGTAAAAGACCACATACTAATCACATAGCAAGATTAGTCTCCTCTGCTATAGATTCTAATAGCTTTGTACATTTTATTAATAGAGACGAGACTGAAAGATATGTAATCATACACGATGGCACAGCTTTAAAAGCATACAACCTTCTCAATGGTAATGTAGTTCAAATTAATAGTGCAGATTCGTATACAGTTAGTGGTACATACTTAGCTACCTCAACGGCTCGTTCTTCTCTCAAAGCTCTTACAATAGCAGACAGTACTTTTCTTTTAAATGCCGACACAGTTATTACTGAAGGCTCTACTACTTCTTCTTCGGTTGCTAATGAAGCGTTGATATTTATTCAACAAGGAGATTATGAAAAAGAGTATGGCTTTGAAGTTAAGGTAGGAAGCACTACCTATAAAAAAGTATTTAAATCTGGTGATGCTAATTCTTCTGGAAACAACGCCTCATCAAAAACAATATTAGCTGGAGTTGCAGATTTAGCTGCTGATACAGGAAGTCACGCAGATACAACTGCAACAGTCCCTTCTTCTGTAAGCATTCCAAGTGCTAATCAATTTACAGACAGCAATCTTTTAATTTTAAATGTATCAGGTGACTTCGATATAAAACCTGTCGATGGATTGTCTGGTACAGGCATAGGGGTAATATATAAAGAAGTTGGTTCTATTGCTGAACTTCCTCTGTTCGCTAAGAATGGTTTTGAAGTAAAAGTAAATGGAGACGCTGAACTAGCCCAAGATGATTACTACGTTAAGTTTGAAACAACTAGCGGAGAGACTGTCGGTAAAGGCACATGGGTAGAATGTCTCGCTCCAAATGTTAAACTTGGATACACTACAAGTACACTTCCTTTAGAGCTAATAAGCACAAGCAGTGGCTTTACTCTTCGCAGTATGAAGTTTGCTGATAGAGTAGCAGGAGATAATGACTCCAATCCTTTGGCATCCTTTAAAGATAAAAAACTATCTAATATATTCTTCTTTAAGAACCGCTTAGGTTTCTTGAGTGGTGAGAATATCATTATGTCTGAGAGTGGATTTGGAGCTGTAGATGAAACGCAAACTCCAAAGCAAACAACATTTAACTTTAGTCGCACAACAGTAACAACCTTATTAGACGCAGACCCTATTGATGTATCAGTAACAAGTGGTCGCGTGACTAACCTAAAGAGTGCTGCCGGTTTCCAAGAGAACTTGATTGTCTTCTCTGAGAATGGACAGTTTGTTCTCAAAGGTGGAGATGTTCTTACACCAAGGACTGTATCAATTACACCTGTAACTAACTTTGACTCTGACTCAGCAGTAGACCCTATAACCCTTGGGGCATACGTTTACTTTCCATTTAATCGTTCTGGATTTACTGGTGTTCGTGAATACACAGTCAACGCATCTACTGATGTTTATGACTCTACAGAAATCACTGAGCATATACCTCGTTATATCCCTAGTGACGTAATAGCGTTCTCAGGTACTTCAAGTGAGGACGCTCTAGTTCTTGTTAGTAATAATGATAAAGGCACTGCATACGTCTACAGATACTTTTTCAATGGACAAAAGAAACTTCTTAGTTCGTGGTTCAAGTTTACCTTTGATGGTGAGATAAGAGGACTGTCCTTTATAAAATCAGAATTGTTTCTTGTCCTAGCAAAGAATGGTGAGACGCACATAGCAAATATGTCATTTGATGCAGGACTTGTAGACACAGGAGTAAACCATAATACTTACCTAGATTTGAGAAGGCAAGTATCTGTAGCTGCTGGTGCAACTACGATTGACCTATCAAGTTTCTATACGCCTGCTGACAACACAGTAAAAGTTTTCTCTACTGATGGTGCAGTAATAAAAGCAACAAATAGTGGAGCTACAGTTACACTTACAAATGGAGCTTTGAGTTCTTCAGATGCTACAAATGTCTTTGTAGGAATACCTTACACAATGATATATACATTTTCTAAGCAGATGTTCAAGCAAGCTGCTGGGCAGTCTAAGAGTCCATCAGCAGGTGGTACAATGAAGCTCAAGAGTTGTTCTATCTTCTATAATAATACTGGTCACTTCCAAGTAAAGGTTACCCCAATATCAAGGGATACATTCGTTAATAACTTTAGCACTGATGTCATAGACGTTACAAACATTGGGCTAAACCTTGATGATGGCTTCTTTAGAGTGCCAGTGTTCTCTAATGCAGAAGACACAACAATCACGATTGAGAATAGTTCTGCCTTGCCAAGTAACTTTCAGAGTGCAGAATTTGAAGTAAATGCCCACCAACGTTCAAGAAGATTCTAACTTTGTTTTCCAACAGGGAAAGCATAAGCTAATAAAAGCCAAGAGAAGTCACATTGGTGACATAGTTCCCTTTATACGCAAAGAGGATAGACTAGAGGTTGCTTGTATGGGTAAGACCCCAGAGGAATCCTTGAAGCAAGCCTTCCAGACAGACGATGTAACGCTTACTATTATTGACCAAGGGGATGTACCCATCGCTATGCTTGGTGTTGGTAAGGTCATGAATATGGCTTATATATGGATGCT